TCAGACTGTCGAAGAAGTGTCGACAAGCGGATTCAGCCGCAATGCATCCTGAAGGTGATCCGGTGACAAATGGGCATAGCGCATGGTCATCGTCAGAGACGAATGCCCTAGGATTTTCTGAAGGGTAAGAATGTTGCCACCGCGCATCACGAAGTGACTGGCGAACGTGTGTCGCAGCACATGCGTTGCTTGTCCAGCAGGAAGCTTGATCGAAGTAGAGTCAAGCACACGGCTAAAGGACATCATGCAATTGGTGAACAGGCCATGACGTCGATAATGCCGGTGCAACTGCTTCTCCAGATCAGCCGCAATTGGGATGGTACGAGTCCGGCGCGACTTAGTATTGGCAAAGGTCACAGCACCGTTGCGCACCCTTTCAGGCGTCAAAGCTTGTGCCTCACCCCATCGCGCGCCTGTAGACAGACAAATTCGAGCAACCAAGCCTAAATGCGGTGACGTAGAACGGGCATCGAGCGCGTCAAGCAATTCGGTAATTTGAGGTTGCGACAGAAAAAACACCGGTCGCTCCTGCAAGCGCAACGGACGCACATTCACCAACGGATTCGGGTAATCGATATCACCTAAGCGTCTAAGCTCGTTGAATACGGCCTTGAGATAGCCAAGCCGGTTATTGAGCGACTTACCATGAACGCCCGATTCAAGCTGAACACGCCGAACCTCACAAAAAGCATTGCCAGTGAATGACGATGCCACCGGATCGCCAAGATCGGCAGCAAGACGCGCAAGAACACCTTTCAGCCTTTTGCTGTCAGCCAACGTATGGCCATGCAGATCATAGTAACGAGTGCATAGCTCAGAAAGACGACGACGGTCCTTAGGCTTAGGAGACCATTGCGGGCTTTCGATCACCTTCGCACGACAAGTAGCCTCAAAACGCTGAGCTTCACCCTTAGTTTTGAACGTCTTGCGGAAACGCCTACCCTTGATGGGCTCAATGTCGACCTTCCAACGGCCATCTGGCAGTTGCTCAATTGCCATGCTGATCGCCCCGGCCAAGAGCATTGGAGGCAAGGCGTTTGTCTTGTTTGTGTTTCTGGCAAACAAACATCAGATCGCACGCCCCCATCGAACATGCCGCTCCTGCAGTAATTTTTCGATATGGGCGAACAGCATCAGATCAGTCATCCCTTTTCCGGCGTAGTGGTCGCGGATTACGGGCCAGCAGTCCCACTCCTTCAGGACCCGGAACGCCTTTTTTGCAGGCACACGCTCGCGAGCCAGCAGACTGATGAAGTTGCCCAGGAACAGCTCGACGTTCTTGCCGGTGAAACCACGACTAGTCTTGTATGAGCGCTGGTAACAGGTTTCATCGGCCAGAGAATCGACAGGCAGATCAACGCGAACGTCATCGCGAATGAGCGTCCAAAAAGGGTCGAAGTAACCAGGGCGGGAAAGCAGCTTGAACTGACGAAGGCCATAGCGCCAAAGCCCATCAAGGTGCGGTGCAAAGGCTGAAAACGAGTCGGTATCGATGATCTGGCCTGTCTTAACGTCGACAGAACCACTCGCGAATTGCTGGACAACGGAGTGGTGATAACGCAGCTCAACACGCCAGACGTCAGCATCAGGATCGTAATTGTCAGGGTCAGCAAGATCGAACGAGTCGTTACGACGCCACACACGCTCCCAATAGTCGAGCTTGTCAGTCGCACGGGCCTGAAGGGTCTTGTTGTAAATGGCGAGCTGGACACCCCCAGCAGAGCCAAACAGGAACGACTGGCCCTTGCCATAGGTGGCGGATTCCATGGACCACTTGATTTCCTTGATGCCGGAAATGTCACGAGTGGCACGCGCACGACAATGCATGCGAGCCACAAGATCATCCGAAGGTGCCCACCCCTGAAGATCAAGCGCCAAGTGGACGGCACATTGGTTGCGCTCCCGATTGGTCAGCACAGCAGCCGCGTAGTAATCCATGCGCTCTTGCAAGCGCTCAGGCGACAACGCATCAACAGCGTGCGGCGAGACTTCGATTTTCAGGTGCGGACCAATGCTCTCAATCGTCGCGTTGAAGTTTTTCACCAACAAGATGAAGCCCAGATCAGCATTTTGCAGTTTGTACTGGTAACCGGAGTCCCGACCTACCCGACCGGAATGCCAGATTTCACCGGCAAACTCGACCATTGCACCCGGCATTTCGAACAAGCCCATGATTTCAGGTCGAATCAGGCCGCGATACAGCTGACGAACCGTGTCGACGCCACATCGAAGCAATCGAACGCCCGAAAGATCAGTCAGAACATGAGTGCCCTGATCAATGAAAAGACGCCCATGGCGATCCTCAACGGCGGTCTGAAGGTCGAGCCTTTTTTGATCTACTACCTTTGCCATTCTTTTGCCCTTACTGCGGAATACAGCGATTCGTTAAATACGTTTATCTGACGTGCTACAGGGACGTCACCGGAGGCACGGCGGGCCGGCCCCGGCCGGCTGCGCCGTCACCAGGCCGGCCCACCGAGCCCCGACCGCAACTGCAATTACAGGCATCAATTTCAATTTGCTCGAGCACCATCGCGGCGAAATCACAAGCCGCCCGCTGCCACTGGCGACGAGCGACCGACAGCCGAACAGGATCAGCCGCAGGTAGCTCGAAATACTCCGCCTGAGCCCGCCTGAACTCTTCAACCTTTGCAAACAGATCATCCGTGATGCGCATGTCAGCTCCCCACAACGCCAAGCAACGGGCGGACAGGATCAACCACGTCGACAGCGTCGATATCGCCATGCACGCGAGCGGTCAGCAGCACAACGAGGTTCGTAGCCCTGTCGCGCTTGGAATCAAAGCGAAACAGCCGCCCGACAACAGGGATCGAAGAGAGAAACGGCACGCGAGACGCGCTCTGCTCCGATTCCTGCGATCGGAGGCCACCCAGCAGCACACCGCCACCATCCTGGAGCTGAACAGTCGTATTGATCCGCCTGGTGTTCGTGATGATGTCCGAGGCCGACAGATCGGAAGACACCGAGGAAGCGCTCTGCTCGACCTGCAGCTCGATGGAACCTGATGGCGTGATGAACGGCCGGACGCTCAACGTAACGCCCACATCCTGCCGGGAGATGGTGCGGAACGGGTCGCTAGCCGGCGTTGCTGCGCTAGTCGTCTCGCCGGTGATGAATGGAACGTTCTGGCCGACGACGATGGAAGCAGCCTCGCGATTGAGAGTCAGCAGTTGGGGCGTGGACAGGATGCGATTGCGGCCAGTCGACTTGACGGCCTGCAAGAACGCCGAGAGCGTCGGGCCGCTGAAGGTCAGGCTGAACCCGAGGTCGGACACATCACGCGACGCCACAGCACGCCCTGACAGGCTCACATCGTGAGAATCACCACCGAACGCAGCACCGACATTCAGGCCAAGCGATTCGAAGTCATCATCGGCCAGCTCGGCCACGACAGCCGTGATCACCACCTGGCGACGCGGCCGGTCGATCTCTTCCAGGACACGACGCACAGCCGCAATCTGCGACTGGGTTGCAGTGATGATCACCGAGTTAGTGGTCGGCGAGGCAGAGACCTGAACGCCAGCAATAGGCGAATCAGCACCAGGAACCTGTGAAAGAGAAACGAGCAACTCGCGAATGGAGCCAGCAGCAAAATCACTTTGCAGATGCTGCAGCTCAAGGACGGCAGTTTCAAGATCGAACTTCTCAGGGATCGGCTGCGCACTGATACGAATCGTGCGACCCGAATCAGAATAAAACATGCCGGAAGCTACAACGGTCTGCTCCAGGAGCGAAGCAAGTTCGCCCTTGCCATTGAACGAAGCAAAGACAGAAACCGGAACGTCTTTGACATCAGCACCAACAACAACAGGCCGGCCAATAATCGCGCTAGACCATTCGACGAAATCACGAAGTGACGAGTCGAAGAACTCAACCCGTTCTTCGGCGAACGCAGGAACAGTCAGCAGCAAACCAACCAGAGCAGATAAGCAGCGCATAAAGGAACTACCTTGTAAGAGTCAGAGATTCATCACCCCGCCGCAGAACAGCGGAACGTGGGCCAGCAGGAATAACGAGAATGCGGTCCCTAATAAGTTCGTTAGTAGTAACGCGAGAGCCAGCAGCATCCATAAACGTATAGTCGTGGCGACCGTTAACCAGCGAGTAGAAAGCCACACGATAGCCACGATATTTCTCAAGATGGACAAGCTTGTCCGTTGCAACAGGACCAGATGAAACCACCGCCGCACCAGGGCGAGAAGACACAAGCGCAATGCCTGAAAAAATCACGAACGACAAAATCAGGGAAAGAACCGCGCCCAAAAAGAACGCATTGAGCACTCTGGTGCGACGAAAGAATATTTTAGTTGCGCGCATGATGAACATGACTCCACGTTTCGCAGCAGGAATAGGAGAACGCCAATAGCCAGGCGGAAGCATGGAATAAGCGCCCTTATCATAACCCTGATTATATTCCTGCGTTGTATCGTAGAAATCATAAAAATCCTCACCCCGATAAGCCCAGGTATCGACCTTAGGTGCTAGATGCTTACACCCAAGCTTGACAGTGGCGAGATGCAATTTAGGCAGCTTCCCCTTAAATCGGCCAAGCGTAAAAACACGAAGCAAGAAACCGAACGGAAAAGGAAGCTTCAACTTATCAAGGCGACTTATATAAACGACATGCTCCGCAATAGATTCACGAATTTGCTTATCAATGACATTGACGTTCTGAACGCAGAGCCACAAATCCCAACGACGTTTCCTCAAAAAGAGAAAGAAGTTCAAAAGGTCTGTTCGCCCCTTCGCGTTCCAATCGCGAGAATTCAGCCATACGCCACCCTCATCAAGGAAAATGCCCCCGAACTTCTCCTCGTCATAAATATCGCAGCCATAACCAAGCCCAAGCAAATCACTAGCAGTTGGCAGATCAGGAAGGCGAACAAGCCGGGAATGTTTGTTATTGTTGCGACAAAGCTTATTCATTCGCACATCAACATTAACAGCAACTGGCCGCCCTGCTTTCAGATATTCAAGTATCTTCTGAATACAAAGCAAGGTTTTACCAGCGCCCAACTTTCCGGTAACGATATAAACGGCCATTACTTCGCAGCCGCCAAAGTTTCAACAACCTTAATCTTCCAGAGGAGAATAATCTGATAGAACTTTGCAGCGGCAACAATAGATATGCATGTCGCCAAGTTATCAGGAACAAACATTCGACCTATGGAGACATATTCGGAAGGAACAAAAGAAACAACAGCAGTACCAAGCCCCGTCAGGATCGCAATAAAGGCAGCAATAAACCCACCTACAACAGTAAACATGACAAGAATAACAGTCAGATTAGAGGTAAGCTTGGCAAAGCCTTTGACTATTGGAATAACCAGAGGTGAAAGAAAAGCGAGAAGGAAACGCCCAAACCAAGCGAACAAGCGCCCAAAGAACGAAGCAAGGAAGCCGATAATAAATTGCATGCTCTATAACTCCGAAACATAAAAGAAACGGCACATGTCGCCGCCCCGGCTGCGCCGAGTCACGCCATGCGCCGTTTCATCAGGAATAACGGACAGCAGAAGCCGCAGCTTGATTAAGCGTATTCATCAGAATTCGCCAAACAGCAATCGCAGTAAGAATGCCAAAAACCCATTCAAGAATTGACTTGAGGCGAGTTAGCTCGCAGACAGGAAGCGTAAGCGAATAACCCTTGGCGTGCCATATAACATTGAATTCAGAACAGCTAGAGGACTTAGGAAACAATCCGTCCAAGATGGCACCGCCAACGCCGGAAGCATCTTCACCAAACCATTCACCGAGCATGCCGTCGACCTTATCAACTTCCTCATTAAATGAGTCGGTACGTGCCTGCTTTGCCTCATCAACTGCGCTATTAATTAGATCGGCAAGCGAGTCGCCAGCCTCATCACCAATGCCATCAGCATTACCAGCGCCCTCCCCCTCGCCCTCTGAATAGGGTTCACCCTGAAGGGAGTCGCCCAGGTCATCAATCTTGCCGCCAAGACCGTCGACTTTATTACCAACACCATCGACCTTATTGCCCAAGCCGTTAATGGCAGAGATAACGCCGTTAGCGGTCTCATAAGTGGCATCAACAAGACGATTACCAAGCGTCGCAACATCCCCACCAGTTGCAGCATCAGGGTTGCTTGTATCAGCAGGATCGGGAGGCGTAACAGGAGAGCCAGAGTTACCACCGCCGTTACTACCACCACCATTATTGCCGCCGCCAGTATCGCCGCCACCATTATCACCAGGATCAGGCGGATCGACCGGATCAGTAGGCGCAGTAATAGGAGCCCCTACAGAAGCAAGTGGAGCGCTATCGGCATCACACGAATCACCCAGGCCAGCAACCATGAAATTACAATATCCACGGTCAGAACCACTGGAAACAGCATAACAATCTGTTTTAGCTGCACCCGAATAAGAACATGAATCAACGCAATAAGACTTATCAGAATCAACAGGCCACATCACATAACCAACACCGCCAGAAAAAACGATTGGTGATTCTGGTCCTCTTAATTCTTTTGTTTGTCCCTCCTTTGAAGGACAGTCATGGCAAAGCCCGGAAGACCTATCTAGTATATACGGTGCCGAGCAAACCCCTTGACTAACGATATTAAATGAATGACTTGTGGTGGCATTGGTCAGCGTACTATGCTTTTTATAATGACAAACAAAAATACTGTCAGACTGGTAAGCAACATAAACATCAGAATATGTATCGTATGGAGTGGGATTTGCTCCATTTCTAAAAAGATAGGAAGAGCACGCCGCTTTAGGCGAATGGCTGGCATATGAAGTTTCAAAAGCACCGCCAGGCCGAGGAATCCATATAAAATCAGGATTTATAGTCTCAGCAACAGAAAAACACGAAAACCCCCACGCCATAAGCGTGAGGGCCAGATTCAGGCCGATAGACTTGCGCGAACTACCGGCCATCGTCTTAAGCTCCCGCTGCCGAGAACATGGTGCGAGCCAGTTTGAACAGCGCAACGCCACCGCGAATAACGCCGAACAGAACAGCACCCGCAGCCATCAGAGTACCGAAGGCAGTTGCCAGATCGGTGAACACTTCCAGCATCTCAGGCGGAACGGTGATAGCAGCATTCGCAGCCATCGGAACAGCAGCGGCAGAACCCACCGCAATAACAGCAGCCGGCTTGCCGGCGAACAGCGCTTTCAGTTTTTCCATGGTGTTTCCCCTTGTTGTGTTAAACAGAGACATCGAGAACTTCTTTCCAGCTAAGCCGGAACATACCCCAGGCGATGCCGATCCCGAGACAACCTAGAAAGCCACCAGCAACGAAGAGATAGACAGACCAGGACAACGCCATATCAACCTCCTATCGCTGGTGACCGTGAATTAACCCAAGGCCGATTAATTGAGCCATGGCGGAAACAAGCTGAAGCGCCCATAGATCGCCAAGCGTGATATTGGCGAGGAACGCATCCATTCCAGTCATACCGTGGAACCCTCTTCTTCGTCACCTTCAGGTAACTCACAGTCAGCGCATACAACTAGATGGGGCGGCAAACTCAGATCAGGTACAACGTCACTATCGGGCTCAGGTAGCGCCATTACGTGGCCTACCTCAGCACCGCAGCAGTCGCAGATAACCCGATCACCTATAAGCACTGCCGCCACCCTTGCTTTACGCCTTCGGCTGCGACGGCGCAGCCGAAGAACGAGCCCCTTCGGCAACACGAGGCTTCACAGCCTCAAGATGAAGTGCGAGGTTTTTGCCTTTGTTCTGACCACCACGCGCAATCTCGAAATGAATTCGAATATGTTCCAGCGGCTCGAAGTTTTTTCCAGCTGCAAAGATCTCTTCGGCAAACTCGTCCGATGCCGACATGCCGATAATAGAAAGGCCGTGTTCGGTTTTTCCGTCCGCCTCGTCACCGTAGAAGACCTTGATATATTTAACGCCGCCTTCACCGTCAAAACGTTGAGTACCGAGAAATGCAACTTCCATAGTCGAACGTGCCATTTTCTTTTGCTCCGATTGTTTGCGCTTAGTTGCGCGGTTTTGCCTTTTTCGAGCCGAGTTTTCCTTTCAGGGGCTTTCGCTGTTCCTGATGGCATTCCTTCAGCTTGAAGGGCTGTTTTCGTTTAACTACTTGGGCGATCCCTTCGGGCCGGGCTCTATTTGCTTCGCAAACCAAGCCAACAAGTTGTCTTGGCCCTTCGGGTAACGATCCCTATCGCAACACCAAGGGCTTTGCCCTTGTCATCCCACTCTTGCCGCCGAGGGCTCAGGAGCGCGGGGAGAAAAGCTTTCCCCACACTCCCGAGCAGAGGCTGTTTCTTTCCGTGCGTGGTCAAGGGTGAAGGCTGCGCCCGACAAGTAACTTTTTCGCGGTGAGGCGTTGCGAAAAACTGACTTGCCGCCCTTGACTGGACGAAACCACGTACGGGGCTTACGGAAAGAGCGCAAAGCATCATGCCGCGACCAGGGAAGCCGACAGATGCGCGAATCATTGAGCACCCCCTTGACTGACCAAGGCGGCACGCCCCGCACTCAGCGCGCCCTTGATGAGTCCAATGTCAGCCGGAACACCGAAGCAGCACATCAAGCAAATGTGTTCCCGTTGTGCCGCCCAAAGCACCGCGCCGAGTGCATCCAGTTCGACATCCTCAACCATGAGCGACCCACAGTCGTCACAGGCGTAGCCGGTCGCGATCCTCATTCGCCACCGCCTTGAGCAGCCAAGGCAGCACGCCCTGCAATCAGCGCGCTATTGAGCAGACCAATGTCAGCCGGCACCTTTGCCAGATACGGCAGCAGCTGGTCCAGCGATGCAACGCACAAGCGCAGCGCTTCCAATAGCTTGGCCTGCTCCGAGACTGGCTCTACCACCGGCTGAGCCCGACACACACGACGGACCGCACGACGCTCGAGCTCAGCTATCACCGGCGCATTACGCGAGTCTTCGCGACAGGAGTTGCACACGACAGCATCAGGAATGGCGCCGTTGTCGAATTCACGGCAATCAACCGTCAGCGTTTCATCGCAGCAAACGCAATCACCAATGACGATAAAGCTGGGTCGATCAACGTACATGGCTCACCCCACCAGCTGGAAAGGTTCGCGCAGCGGAACGTAAGGTGTGGGCTTGCCGCTGTCGGGCACAACGCTCCAATACTTCGGCGGCCGGTCGGATGGCGTGTGTTTCGCGCAGTTCGAACGCGGAGTCACTTGCCACCGACCATCGACCAGGGCACAGGACGCGGGGCGGCATTGGTCGCATGGTGTGGACCGGTAGGGATCGGGCTTTGCCGTCGCGATCCTTGACCAGCAGACAGAGCAGTCGCAGTTCGGGGCGTGAGGCAGGCGCAAGTACTTCGCTGGGACGCTCATCAGCAGGCACCTGCGCCAAGAGCTTTCCCGCAGCGTCGTTTATCTCAGTATTCGAGACCCTATTACGTTCCAACCAAACGCGAATGGGCATCACCGGACCAACGATACCCCCCGGAAAAACCTGTCCACTGTAGTCAGAGGCAGACTGAGCCAAAGCATCGAGCCGGAATTGCTCCTCAAGAGAAATCAATCCAGCACAGCGCAGCGCAGAATTGAAGCCCCAGCAGCGGCCAATGCGGATGACACGCGCATCACGATCAGTACAGACCCGCAGGGCCTCAAGCAAACGCCACAGCTCCCGGAAAACGTCGCCATTCAGTTGACTGTTCATGATTGAGACTCCTTCTCTAGCAAATCGCGCGTCAGGGCCACGACGTTGACCATCACACGCCTACCAACCTTGACGCTGGGAATGTATCCACGGTCGATCCATGAGCGGACAACGCGGGGCTCATCGGACATTCCGATCCAGTCCACGAACGACTCCCAAGGCATCAGCGGAGGTGCCCCGTAAAGCTGGCGTGCGTCGAGTCCGTCCATTTCCAT